ACAGATGCAGCTAAAAGCTGCATCGCTGGGACGGCGCTGGGACGGGTGGGACGGATTGGGCGGTCCGGATGAAGCGCAAGCCGCGAAAGTGGACCGCAGATCGCGCTCTGCTGCCGGGGTTCGCGCCCGCAGTCGCCGTCCCGCCACCCGTCCCACCCCCCGTCCCGGCCCCCGTCCCGGCGGATGACGGCGCGGAACGTGAGCGCATGAGCTCACGTTCGCTCGACCCACTGGAGTACTTCGCGCCGCTGGAGCTCGCAGTGCACGAGGTGAGCGGCTTCCCTGCTCTTCTGCTCCCCGATCTGCCCGCGCCGTGGCTGTTGCTCGCGGAGAGTCTGCCGGCCGTCCACGGGGCTGCAGAGCGCATCCGCTTCGCGTTCGCGAGCAGCGCCGACTTCTATCGCTCCGCGCGGGCGCTGGGCCTGCCCACGTTCAATGCATCCGAGTGGGCCACGTTCGCGCTCGCTGCAGAACTCGAACGTGTGAGCTACCCCACCACTGCGCGCTGGCTCGCTCGCAAGACAGCTGAGCCCGACCTGCTCTTCACACCCGAGCGCTGCATCGGGGTCGAACCCAGCCAGCCCGACCGCCGATCTCTCTCAGTGGGTCAGGTCATGACCTGCATTGGCTGTCGACTAGTCAAAGCGGAGAGCGCGTGACCAAAAGAGATACAATCGTAATCCACTCTAGGACGTCGCCGATCGGACCGCCGCTCGTGCGGCCAGCCGCGATCGCACTGCTGGTCATCGATGCAGCGCGATGCAGCGGCCTCGCGTACTACCTCGGCGGGCGGCTGCATTACTTCGCGCAGTGCGACGCGGACGAGCCGGCGGCGCGCTATCGCGCAGTCCAAGATCTCATCACGATGGCGAAGCGCTTCGACATCCCGGCGGCGATTGTCTGCGAAGCTCCGGGCGGCGGGTTCTCTCGCAAGCGACTGCGCGCAGCGATCGGCCTATCGGAGATCGTCCGCCTCTGGCGGGACACTTGGCGCGTGCAGTGCGGCCGGCCAGAGCGCTTCTTCACGTGGACGGCTGCGGACTGGCGGCGGCAGTTGTTCGGCCGTCGACCGCTTCCACGCGAGCAAGCGCGCGCGCTCGAAGCAGCGTGTGCGCGCGCGACCGTCGCGCTTGATCGTCCCGTCAATCTGGGCAGCGTCGTCGGCCCCGACGCTGCAGCTGCGATCGCTATGGGCCAAGTGGCGATCCGCTCCAGCGCAGTGGCCGCAGTGCTGATCCCGAAGGTGCGCCGCAATGGATGACGAAAACGAGATCTTCGATCGTGACTGGACCCACTGCATCTACCACGCGGCCACGTGCCGCTGCGACGGATGCGAGGAAAGCTATCAGCGCATGAGGCGGCGACGTGCCGACGGTCTCAAGTGCACGTGTCTCGACCCGCGCGGCACATGGTGCGACTTGCACGAGGTGACGCTGAACAATGGATGAGCCCGTCCGCCCAGCGACTGACTACGAGCAACTCACCCGCGCTTACGAACGTCACTCCGCCGACGCGCACGTCCGGGAGGTGATGTCCGTTTACGCTGCCGCACATCTCGCACTTGAGCGCGCTGCAGCTGCACTCGTCGCCCTGGGCGAGCATCGGATGGCACACGCGATCGGCTCGCGAGCGCACGATCTCTTCCTCCAAGCGATTCGCCACCTGGACATCATCATCCGCCGCGCAGAAGATGAATCCACCCCGCCAACCTCCGAGAGCCCACCACATGACCCTACACGGCCACGATGATAACTGCCTCTGTGATGACTGCATCCGCAGTGCCATCGAGCACGTGACGCAAGCGCAGCAAGCGCGACCCGATGCGACCGATCGGCGCGTGCTCCTACTGCTCGCGCTCGTGCTGCTCGGTTATCTCCTACTCACGCAATGGAGCGGCCAATGATCTGGCAGCCCGGCACGCTGCGCCTGAACTTCGCGCAGCTCACACGACCCAAGCGCGCCTACATCGCGATGCTCGTGCTACGCGGGCGCATCGTCGAAGTCACGGAAGCTAAACCCTGGTGGCGCGCTGTCGCCGCTGCAAGCGCGGACGTCGGCGGATGGCATCCGCCCGAGCGCTCGCGTGACCCTGACGCGTCGTGAACCGCCCGCGGCGCGTGTCTCGCTGGGGCATGCGTCCGCACAAGGAGAGACCGATGATCAAGCGCGACTCACTCACGCAAGCGTTTCGCAACGGATGGGCCGATCGCTACCAGTTTGGTCTGCTTCGCGTGGAGCAACTCTACGCGGACCCGCTGCGCGGCAGTCGCGCCGCGTGGCGCGTCGGCTGGGACCTCGCGCACGTGCTCTGTCTCATCATGGGGCGCCCGTTGCGTAACTCGCGTCGCCGCAGCCACGGCTCGCATCCGCTTCCGCATGTGACCCCGACCGTGGACGAGGTCAATGCGTACATCGATGGGCACGGGTCCGGACCTGCATACGATCCGCTCGCCCGCGGGCGACGTCGCAATCGCATCATCGCTGCAGTGCTGCTCGTGCTCGCGCTCTTCTGCGCGCGCTGGGTCGTGAGGCACCCATGATTGTCTGCACGTCGGTCGACGCGCTCACTCCATGCGAGCAGCACGATGGCACTTGGTACAAGCGCGATGATCTCTTCGTGCCGTTCGCCGACGTGCCGCTCTCGGGCGGCAAGGTGCGTCAAGCGATGGCGCTGCTCAAGCCGAAGGCGATGGAGATCCGCAGGCGCGGCGGCGTCGTGCTCACTGCTACGGGCGTGCACTCGCCCCAGGGGTTGATCATCGCTCGCGTCGCTCACGAGTATGGCCTGCGTACGGTCATCTTCGTGGGCGCGACGAGTGAAGCGCGCGCGCTGCGCCATCCGATGCTGAAGACGGCGATGCGCTTCAATGCGTCGCTCGATTGCAGCGCGCGCGTTGCATACGAGAGCGCGTTCACGAAGCAGATCGAGCGCTGGCGCGCCGTCCATCGCGGCGGCTTTCACGTGAAGTTCGGGATCAATCTACGCGACGCTCCGGATGCGATACTCGGGTCGACTGCAGAGCAAGCGCGGAACGTGCCCGCTGAGGTCACTACTGTCGTGGTTCCCGTGGGCGCGGGTATAACTGCGGCCGGGATCTTGCTCGGCCTGAAGAAGCACTGCCCGCAAGTGCAGCGCGTCGTCCTAGTGCAGATCGCTGGATATGACCGCAGAGCGGAGATCGATGCAGTCGCATGCGGACTGCGATACGACTATCACGCTATCAGTCGCTATCCGTACGGACACGAGTTGCGTCGCAGCGTCGCGAACACGTTCGTACTTGATCCCATCTACGAAGCGAAGGCACATCAGTACATGTGCGAAGTGCTTCGACTACACGGACCGACTGTTCTCTATTGGATCATCGGAGACTCCAGTGCAGTGCGCACTGCGAGCGCACGTGTAGGTTCGTTCCCATCTCGACTAGAGCGCGCGCCATAACGATGGAGCGCAGGCCCCATCTCAACAGTGGTGGGGATGGCGAACCCCGCTGGAGCTGCACCGTCCGATTCGATCGTTTTCCCCGCGAAAATCAAACGAATGCGACTCGACAAATGAGCAAGCCTCGATCAAGCGAACCTGCACGCGTACTAGTCGCAGATCCTCCATGGAAGTTCGGGGACAAGCTTCCCGGACGTGGACGCGGAGCTGCGAAGCATTACGCGTGTCTTACAACTGCGGAGATCTGCGCGTTCGAGCTTCCGCCGCTGCATCCGGATGGAGCGCTGCTCTTTCTCTGGCGCGTCGCTGCGATGCAGCAAGATGCGCTCGATGTCGTCGAAGCGTGGGGTTTCAAAGTGAAAGCGGAGCTTGTGTGGGTGAAGCAGACCTCGACCGGCAAAGCGCTGCACTTCGGAATGGGACGCTACACTCGCGCAGCGCACGAGACGTGTTTGATCGCAGTGCGCGGACGAGCGAGCGTGCGTGTGCACGACCAGCGTTCGATCTTCTTCGCGCCTGTCGGTCGACACAGCGCGAAGCCGGATGCGTTCTATTGGATAACGATGCGACTCGCTGCCGGACCATACGCGGAGCTCTTCGCGCGGCGACGTCGCGCAGGCTGGCGCTGCTTCGGCAACGAACTCGCTCCGCAGCGAAAGGCAGGCTGATATGGGTGGTGTTGGTTCGAGTCGCAGGCCGAAGTACAGCCCTGAGGTTCATCGCAAGATTGTCGAAGCGCTCAAGCGTGGACTGCTGAAGCCGCACGCTGCGCAGCTCGCCGGCATCCACGCGAACACTCTGGAGACGTGGATCGAAGCGGGCAACGCAGGCGATGAACGTTACGAAGCATTCGCGATCGAAGTCGAGAAAGCGATCGCAGAAGACGCACTGCGCAATCAAGCCGTCATCTCGATGGCAGCCGTCGCCCCCATCAAAGGCGACTGGAAAGCCGCAGCGTGGAACCTCGAGCGGAAGTTTCCGCGCCTGTACGGAGCGCGCATGGCCGCTGTGCTTACACCGCAGACCGAGCGTCCGTTCAGCCCGTGGAAGACGCCGGAGCAGCCGCGGAAAGTGCTCTCGTAAATGGCGAAGCGTCCGCACAAAGCGACGCCCGCAGCGAAGGAGCGCGTGATTAGTTCGCAGCTCGAAGCGCGCAGCTTCGCAGCGGAGCAGCGCACGGAAGACGCACGCTTCGCGGGGCCTACGCCGTTCATCCCGAGCGGCATCGTTGTCCGCACTGAAGGTCAACGAATGTTCCTGCACGTCACCGGTTCGTACGCTGCGATCGCTCAAGAGATTCAGTGCCGGACGATCAGCTCGATCCACGACTGGAAGACAGGCAAACGCCAGCCGAACGCGGATGCGCGCGCGAAGATGCATTACTCGTTCGGGATCCCGATTGAATCATGGGACCTCGAGCCGAGCGGAACGAAGTTGCCCGACGTGCTGCCCGTGACTGGGCAGCGTCGCTTGTCCACGCTGGAGCACTGCATCGTGTTACTCGACACGATCTCGAAGCAGCGCTCGCACCCAGCGTTGACGAACCCGGAGCGTACGAAGCTAGCGATCGCAGAAGCGCAGATCCTCGCGTTGCGCGCTCGGCTCGAGCAGTCCGCCGAGCTCGCCGAGGATCGCTACATCCGCGAGCACCCCGGCTGGCTCAAGCTCCGTGATGCGCTGACCCGCGCGCTGCTTCCGTATCCCATCGCCGCGAAGGCCGTGCTCGATGTGCTCGCGAAGCTGAACATGGGCGACGAGGCGCCGACCAATGGTTCAGCTGGTTGATCGCACGCTCTCGAAGCCGCAGTCGCGCCCGAGCACACTGCGCACTCCACGCACCAACTTCGTTGGCGCGTTCTTCGAGCACTTCTCTTATGAACTTTCGATGTCGACTCGGATCCGTTTTCCGAGCCCAGCATTCCAGCGTGACCCCGTTGCGTTCTTTCGCCAGATCCTCGGCGTCGAACCGTGGGCGCGCCAGATCGAAGTCATCGAAGCCGTGCGCGACCACTCGCGAGTCGCGATCTGCTCCGGGCACAAGGTCTCGAAGTCGCACAGCGCCGCGGGGCTCGCGCTCTGGTTCTACTGCTCATTCGAAGATGCGCGCGTCGTGATGACTTCGACGACATCGCGCCAAGTCGACCAGATCCTATGGCGCGAGTTGCGCATGCTGCGCTCGCGCGCTGGCCGATGCGTCGACTGCAAAACAGAAGACCCGGACGGGCTGCTCATTCGCGCGCCGTGTCCGCACAGCACCATCATCGAAGGTGAACAGGGCGAGCTTGCTCGAACCGGATTGAAGTCGCCCGACTTCCGCGAGGTGCTCGGCTTCACTGCGAAGGAAGCGGAAGCCGTGTCCGGGGTGAGCGGCCGTCACTTGCTTTACATCGTCGACGAGGCGAGCGGCGTCGATGAAGAGATCTTTCAAGCCATCGAAGGCAACCGCGCAGGCGGCGCAAAGATCGTCATGTTCAGCAACGGCACGAAGAACGAAGGCGAGTTCTACGAAGCGTTCTACGGCAAGTCGGCGTTCTACAAGTCGCTGCGCATCTCGTCGGAGGAAACCCCGAACGCGGTAAGCGGACGTTTACTTATCCCTGGCCTCGCGTCTCGCGAATGGATCGAAGAGAAAAAACTCGAATGGGGCGAGACGTCCGCGCTGTACCGCGTCCGCGTGAAAGGCGAGCACGCGCTGCACGAAGAAGGTCGCATCTTCACGATCCACGCGATCGGCCAAGCGGAGGCGCGCTGGGCCGACACTGCCGAGTCAGGCCGGCTCTACATCGGGCTCGACCCCGCCGGCGAGAGCGGCACTGGCGACGAGACTGTGCTCGTGGCGCGTCGCGGTCTGAAGATGCTCGAACTGCACGCGCATCGCGGTCTGAACGATGAAGGACACAAAGCGTTCCTGCTTCAGGTGATCAAGCGCTTGCGCCTGCCACGCGAGACCCCGGTCGTAGTCATCGATCGCGAAGGCTCGATCGGAGCGTCGCTCTCCGGAGCGCTGAACGCGCACGTCGCGCTGCACCCGAACGACTTCGAGCTTGTGTCGCTGCGCGCAAGCGATGGAGCGATCCGCCAGCCGCAAGTGTACGACCGCATACGTGATGAGCTCGCCGCGAACCTCGAGATCTGGTTCAGAGACGGCGGCGCGATCCTCGAAGATGCGAAGCTCGCTCGCGAGCTCCACGTGCTCGAATGGCTCTTCACACAGCGCGGGCGCGTGAAGCTCATTCAGAAGGACAAGCTGCGGAAGATCTTGGGCCGCTCGCCCGACCGCTACGATGCGCTCGCCATGTCGGTCTGGGAGCCGCTCTCGCTCGCAGATACACCGCAGAGCATGCTGCCCGCGGTCGATGACTCCGATCGGATGGAGCACGTGCTCGACCCGTACGAAGGCGCGAAGATATGGGAAAGCTGAAGACGTCCACGCGTGGCCGACGATCGCTGCTCGCGCTCCTACAGCTCGCGAGCGAGACCGACATTGCTGCGCGCTGTCGCGTCGCACAGCAATCCGTGAGCGACTGGGCCGCTGGCAACAAGCGCCCATCGGAGCGCGCGCGCGCTGCGCTTGAGCACTGCTACGGGATCACCGGAGCGCACTGGGATCAACCGCTTCGCGCGCACACGAACAGGTAAACACTGCACACGTGCCCAGTCTCTCGTGAGAGAGCCTGCGCGTGGCGTCGATCACCCAGCGGATCAGTCAGTCTGCGCGCGCTGCCCTCATGGGCATAAGCACGTACGCGCCCGATGACAATCCGACTTACGCCTACGACATAGACAGCGACAACGTTCGCCACATGCGTGAAGCGCTGGGCGGGCAACTCGTCCCGGCGACCATCTCGAAGATCCGCTGGTACATGAGCGACCTCGAGGCGGCCGAGCGCCTCGCGGATACTGGAGACTTGAGCCAAGCGGGCCGCTTGATGCTCGCTGCTCGAAAAGACGGCGTGCTGTCCGGCGTACTGTCCACGCGCACGAGCGGTCTCGTGCGGCTGCCCAAGCGCTTCCGCGGCGACCCGAAGATCTGCGCGGAGCTCGAAGCGGGGCACGAGTCAGTGCGCTCACGCTTCGATGAGATGTGCCCGCCGTCGGAGCTCGCGCTCATGGCCGCAGACGGCATCCTGTGCGGCATCGCAGTCGGCGAACTGCTCCCGGTGCAAGGCCGAACTCACCCCGTGCTCGTGCGGCTCGATCCGCAGTATCTCCAATACGTTTGGAACGAGAACCGTTTCTACTATCGCAGCGCAGTCGGGCGGCTGCCCGTCACGCCAGGCGATGGCCGTTGGGTGCTTCACGTTCCCGGCGGTCGTGTCGCTCCGTGGCAGCACGCGCTCTGGCGTTGCGTCGGGCGCGCGTACATTCGGAAGGAGCACGCGAACCTCCAGAAAGACAATTGGGAGTCGAAGCTAGCGAACCCCGCGCGCGTCGCAGTCGCTCCGCAAGGTGCAGCGGAAGCGCAGAAGCAGAGCTTCTTCGCGCAGGTGATGGCGTGGGGCATCAACTCCGTTTTCGGCATGACGCCCGGCTATGACGTCAAGCTCATCGAAAGCAACGGCCGCGGGTTCGACTCGTTCAACAAGACGATCACCCAGCAGAATGAAGAGTTCATCATCGCGATCGCTGGCCAGATCGTGACCACGACGGGCGGCTCCGGGTTCGCGAACGCTGACATTCACAAAGCGATCCGCGCGGATCTCATCAAAGACACTGCGGACGGGCTCGCGTACACAGTCAACACGCAGATCATCCCTGTCTACATCGCGCTGTCGTACGGCGAAGACGCCATCGAGACGATGAGTGCAGCGATGGAATGGGACGTAACGCCGCCGCAAGATCTGAACGCGCAAGCGAACAGTGTGCTCACGCTCGCGAACGCGATAATCCAGATGCAGCAAGCGCTCGGCACTGCGGGCTACGCGCTCGATGTCACCACGATGGCGGAGCGCTACGGCGTGCCGCTCGAAGGCGACTATGACGGCGACGGCGTACCCGAATCCGGGAAGAAGCCAGCGCTGCGCGTCATCGAAGGCGGCAAGTCGACCGTGCCCACTGCGGACACGGGCACGGATGCAGACACGCTCGGAGCTGTCGCGCCTACGGAGGGCGCTGTCGCATCCGACAAAGCAGCGCAGGACACAGCGCTCAACGGCGCGCAGATCGCGTCGCTGCTCGAGATCATTCGTGCAGTCGCCGATGGGCTCATTCCTCGCGACTCCGGCCTCGCCATCATCAAGCGTGCGTTTCTCGTCGATGACGCTGGAGCCAATGAACTCATGGGCAGCGTCGACAAAGGCTTCGTGTCTGCGACCGCGCCCGCTGCGCAGCCCACTGCGCCCGACGCACCTCCGCAGCCACCCGCTGCACCCGCGGAGCAAGCAGCATGAGCGCGCAGAAGACAGCGATGCGATACGAGCGCCGCGGCTATCTCGCGATCGCCCCGAAGGCGTTCTTCGAGCTCTTCTTCATGGACGCGCGGCCGCCGGAGAACTCGGAGGTCGGCGACGCGGTCATCGTCGACATCCGCGGCCCGCTCGAACAGCACGCGCACTACTGTTACGACTCCTACGAAGCGATAAGCGCGCGGGTTGCTGCAGCGTGCGAGACCGCAGCGCGCACTGTGATCCTGCGCTTCGACAGCCCCGGCGGCGAAGTCGCTGGCTGCTTCGAGACTGCGCGCGCGCTCCGCACGATGTGCAGCGCTGCAGGTAAGCGTCTCTTCGCGTTCGCGGAAGGCGATTGCTGCAGCGCAGCGTACGCGCTCGCGAGCGCAGCGGAATGCATCGTGCTCGCCGAGTCTGCACTCATCGGCTCGATCGGCGTGCTGGTCGAGCGCTGCGATGTGAGCGCACGCAACGCTGCAGACGGCGTGCGCGTCCAGTTCATCACGAGCGGCGCGCGCAAAGCGGACGGCCACCCCGAGCAGCCTGTAAGCGACGCAGAGATCGAACAGATGCAGAGCATCGTCGATTCTATGGCCGGCAGCTTCTTCGCGCTGGTCGCGGAGCAGCGTCCGCGCATGAGCGCAGAACTGCTCGCAGGGCTGCAAGCAAAGATCTTCCACGGCAATGGCGCCGTGGCTGTGGGGCTCGCCGACCAAATCGGCAGCCTGTCGGATGTGCTCGCGCTGGCGAGCGTGACTCAACCCGGAGCGACTGCGATGGCTGATAAATCACCTTACGAGGTTGCGCGCGCTGCGCTCGAAGAAGCAGCGAAGGGCGAAGATGCAAACGCTGCAGCCGCGAAGCGCGCGCTCGCTGCGCTCGGCGAAGGCGGCGGCGACGAGCCCAAGAAAGAAGAGGATCCCGCGAAGGATCCCGCCGCAGTGAGCGAAGACGATGAGCCCGCTGCAGTAAGCGAGGTGGATCCGGACGATGACACGGAACCGCCGGCGAAGAAGAAAGAGAGCATGGCTGCAGCCGCGTATCGCGTTGCGATCGCAGCGCAGAAGACGTCGGAAGCGACGCAAGCGGAGCTCCGCAAGCGCGATGAACGGGACGAGCGCGCGCGCTTGATCTCTTCGCGTCCGGACCTGTCTGCGGAGATGAGCAAGATCCTGCAGAAGGCGCCGATGGACCTCGTGCGCGAGCACATCGCAGGCATGCCGAAGCTGACGGGCACGCTCGCATCGAACCCGCGCGCGAACGCTGCAGCCGGCGGCGGCGGCGTTGCACCCACGCGTGGCGCGGAAGAGGGCGATCCGAACGCGTCGCGCCTTCCCGCGAACGAGAAGCAAGCGCTCGACATGCGCATGGGTCTGCTCGGCGAATCGACTGGAGTCGAAAACTCCGCCTACAAGCTGCGGCTCGGCGTCGTGAAGCCCAGCGCAGCGTCGGGCGCTCCACCCGCCAAGTGAGCCTCACAAGGGACTAACAACTAACAACTCACTTCCGAGGGCAACATGGCAGAGCGAACTATTCGTGAGGCTCACTGGGGCTACTACAGCTTCGTGGTGAAGAGCGGCGAGGTCTGCGAAAAAGGCAACGTCGCAGCGTTCAACGCGACAGGCGAAGTGGTCAACGCGCCAGGCGCGATGCAGATCGGCTACTGGCACGAAACGAAGAACGCGGACGGCATCATCAAAGTGCAAGTGAAGCTCTGGCGCGAGATTCAACTGCAGTGGATGGACAACGAAACGGTCTCACCTGTCGCGATCACCGATCGCGGCAAGCTCTGCAATATGAAGACCAATCACAGTGTGACGATGGACGTCGCTGTTACCACGAAGGCCGGGATCGTCTTCGACGTGCAGGCAGCCAAGGGCGTCTTGGTCTTCTTCTCATACGACACCGCGGCTTGAGCGCGCGCTAGTTCACCTGGAAGGACACAACCTAGATGGCAACTCTCACCCCGTCATTCCTATTCGATCTCGAATCGAACATGCGCACGATCACCGCTCGCGAATACGAGCGTCTTACGAGCAAGCTCTGGTGGGGCACAGTCTGCAAGACTGGCCCGACGTCCGGAGCGAAGAAAGAGCGCGTTACGTGGCTGCTCGACACTGCGCGCATCCAAAAGACCGGACGCGGCGGCAACGTTGAGTTCGAAGACATCGTGTCGCAGACCACAGAGGTGGAGCATGAGAACGCCGCCGCCGGTCTGAAGATCAAGAAAGAGCAGTTTGAAGACGTCGACGGCCAGGGGATCGACTTCGCGACGCACTGGAGCCGGCAGATGGGCAGTTACGCTGCCTACTGGCCCCAAAAAATGACAGCGCTCGCGCTGCTCGCGAACGGCAACACGTACGACGGGCTCTCGTTCTTCAACCAGAACCACAAGGTCAATCCGTTCAACGTGAATGCTGGCGTCTACGCCAACATCTTCACGGGCGCAGCGGCAGGCATCTACCCGGGCGCGCTTCCGATCGACACGAGCGTGAGCGTGGAAGTTGCGATCGCGAACATCGCGAAGGCCATCGCGTACATCTCCGGCGCGCTCAAGATGCCGAACGGCGAGGATCCTCGCTTCCTACGCGTTGCGAACATCCTGATCCCGCCGACGCTGGTTGCGAGAGCACAGCAGATCACCAACGCGAAGTTCATCGCGCAACTCGCAGCGACCGGCGCAGCGGGCAGCGGCGACGTCGAAGCAGTCGTGCGCAACTTCGGCCTGGGTCAACCCGTCGAAGCCCCGGAGCTCGGCGCAGCGTTCGGCGGCAGCGACACGACCTATTACATCGCGGTCGAAGAGATCACCAACAACGAACTCGGCGCGTTCGCTTACATCAATCGCGAGCCGTTTTCGGTGCTGTACTACGGCCCGCAGAACGACGGGCAGCTCGCACGCATCCGCGAGTACCAGTGGCTGACTGAAGGTCGTAACAGCATCATGAACGGCCATCCGTATCTGCTCTTCAAGTGCATGGCGACTTGAACGCTTGAGCGCTCGCACTCTTCACGCACGCACGAAGCGGCGCCGATCGGTCGGCGCCGTGAGTTGCTCCGCTTCATGTCGAGACTCCGCCAGCCATGACTGCCTACCTCGCGATCGCAGACTTCAAGCTCACCACGGACATGCCGTCGGCATTCGTGGACGAGATCGAAGTCTCCGAGCCGGGCTGGGTGGACAAAGCGCTCGACATGGGTTCCGCGTACATCGATTCGCGACTCGCGAAGCGCTACGCCGCGCCGTTCGAAGCGCCGTATCCGATCGCAGTCATCCGCTGGCTCACTGACCTCGTGACGCTCCGCTGCTGGCGCAAGCGCGGCGTTGTCGCGACCGATGAACAGATGATCGACTATCGCGCTGCAGCGGATGCTGCGATGCGCGAGCTCACGGAAGCAGCGAACAGCGATACGGGACTGTTCGATCTGCCGCAGCGCGCGGACGTCGACACGAGCGGCATCACCCGCGGCTTCCCGCGCAGCTACAGCGAGCAGTCTCCGTACGTGTGGGCCGACGTGCAGGCCGACGTCGGGCGCGATGAAGACGTCGCCGGAGAGGGCACGTTTCTATGAGCGACTCTCCAGAGAACGACGCTGCGATGATGGAGCTGCAAGCGATGATTGCGAAGATCATCGAGCTGCCGAACCTTGGGAAGAAAGCAGCGCCCGACGTCGCGAAGGTCATGCGTCGCGACATCGAAGGCACGATCGCGCGCGGCACGACATCCGAGGGCCACCCGTGGAAGCACACCCAGGAGGGTGAGAAGCCGCTCCAGCATGCTGCGGATGCGCTGCGCGTCGCTGCGATCGGCGATGTCATTTACACGCGCATCGTCGGCGTCGAAGCGCGCCACCACAAAGGCCACGTCAAAGGCGGGCTGAAGCGCACGATCTTGCCCGTGAAGAAAGTGCCGCCGCGGATGGCTGCGCTCATTCAGAAAGTTCTGTCGGACGCGTTCCTCGAGGCTGTCCGATGAGCCAGGTCCTAGCGCTTGAGTATCTGTTCGCGGCCGTCAAGCTGCAGTTCGCAACGGACGGGATCAATGTCCCGAACCTCTTCGGCTGGCGCGTGCCCGCGCAGCACATGACGGGCAAGACACGCATCGCGTGGGTTCCTGGAGACCCGACGTCGAATGCAGGCAACGTGCTTCCCGCGCGCAACCCCGGCCAAGTGCCACGCGTGCTCGCTGTGCTCGATGAATACTTCACCGTCTACATCACGGGGCAGGACGCGTCCGACCCGGAGAACGAGCAGAAGCAGTACCACATAGCGCGCGTCGTTCGTGACCAGTGGTACCGCGCTGTCTATCTCGCAGCACACGGCACGTTCGCAGTGCGGAACGAGATGTGGCTCGTCGACAAGATCGAGCGTCGCTGGGGCGCGTCGCTTCGCCTCATCTGCTCGGTGCAAGCGCCCGTGCTCGATGCCATCGATGGCGACAGCGGGATCATCGATGCGGGCGAAGACGCAGCCGCGAACGACACGACGCTGGGCGCGGAGATCCCCACCCAGCTGAACGAGAGCGAGCCCGAAGTGATGAGCATCCCGCCCGGAGAGCTTCCGCCCGAGCCGGAGCCTGAAGTCTGAACCTCGACACAAGGAAAGAAGACCATGACGCAACCGAGTGTGATCATCACCGAGCTAGACGGCGCGCTCGGCGTCTTGCCTCCAAGCGCTGGGCGACTGCACGCGATTATCGGGCCGACATCGATCGGAGTCGCGAACGTGCCCGCGACGTTCGGCCGCATTCAGGACATACAAGCGAACTTCGGCGAGGGACCCGCCATCGAGTCTGCAGCGCACTACATGGCGCTGTACGGTCGGCCCGTGCTCTTCACGAAGAGCGAAGCGAGTGCGGCCGCTGTCGTCGAACCGATCGACATAACCGGCGTGACGGGCACATCTGTCATCACGCAAACCGGCGTCCCGGTCGATGACTATCAGATCGTCTTCAAGGTCAAAACAGGCGGCACGAT